GTCAGTTAGCATGAAAATTGCGAAAAACATGTTAGTCCTTTAGGACTCTGACTACTAAGTAGTTAATTAATTATAATAATTTTGATTAAAATAAAATAGAGCCCAAATGGACATAGTTTTGTTAATATACCCGTGTAATGTGGGTGATAAGTACTGAATAAAACCTAAAACTTAAATTGCACTTATCTCTAATACTTATCAATATAGAGTGAAATTTAATTTAAACCTAAAGAGTATGTAATTAAGTTTAATAAAGGAGTTTAAATTGCCCGATTAACGTTCACCAAAGGTGGAACACCAACGAGATACATAAATGAAAAATCGTCTCCAACAGCACGATAAAAGGAAAGATTTGTTTCTGCAGCAGTTCCTGTTCCAAAGCTATTTTTGGCTCTAGAACTTACAGTAATAATTGCTGGTGGAATATGACCTTTTAAAACGTTAGAAATTTCAATAGGTTTCTCCGTAGATGTATACAGAGTAGCTGGAGAAATATGAGAAACGTTATAATAAGGGGGTTCAACTTCTATCAATCCTTCAACATTAGTTGCAACTTCCACATTGGAGTTACCCATATTCAACATTGGCGAAGTTAAAGGAGTTGTTAATTGGACTGGAACACCGCCAGCCGTAAAACGATTTACCAAAGTGTTAAACGTGTCTTGAACACTAGTAAACAAACCAACAGTCCAAATATTATTTGAATTAGTAGGACCAGCAGCACGAGATGCAGCATTACTTGAATTATAAGTAGAAGCTTTAATACGCATGGAACCGCGCCAAAAAGCATATAAGAAATAATAATATTCAAACTGGCTTATAGACTTATCTGAAGTTGTATTTGAAACTGGTTCTTGAACAGAATAAGGAGCTATAATAACTGCTGGATTAGTGGGAGTAAGATTTGTAGTGAAGAAATGACCAAAACGCTTAACTAATTGTCTAACAGATAATATCTTTTCTCCAATACAATGTGCTTCAGGAGACCAATTAGATTGAATTGGATGTCCATCAATAGACATAGGGTGAATACCGTGTTGAGCTTCATTGCGTGGAACGGCTTCATTTTCTCCCATAATTTGTGCTACGATTTTATGATCTTGAGTGACTTCATTATTGTATTCATCATCATGTTCCTGCTTTGCAATTTTATCTTGAGCAAGTGTGAAAGTTCCGCTATATGGAACATATGATGGACTAGTAGGACCAGCAAATGTTAAATCAGGCCCACCAGAAACTTCCACAATTGCATCAATAGATTGAAAAACATTATTAGCAGCAACTAATTGATTTAGAACTTCGACTCTCACAATACCAGTAACAGCATTGTACATCAAGCTATTATTTGGTCCCAACCAACTAGACTCAGGGCGTATTGAAAACATCCAGGGTCGCGTGGAGGGGTACGGTGCTGTAAATGCAACTTCGGTTGAAGTTCTCAAATCAACAATAATCTTTTGCGTACGAGATACATCTGGTACTCCAGTAGAAATTGCAGTATTGTAATAAAATGGTATAAAACTAATTCTTAATCTACCAGAATGGTATTGCGTCTTTACAAACTTAAATGTGTAAACTATCGAACCACGCCAATATGAAAATGCATTAGCAACATAACCCATGTGCGTACATCTAAATCTATTTTGTAT